ACATACTAAGAAAAGAAAAACTAAATCACGAGTTAATGAGGCAGGTAATTATACTAAACCTGCCATGCGTAAAAGAATTTTTAATAGAATTAAGGCAGGTGGTAAAGGCGGTGCACCAGGTCAGTGGTCGGCTCGTAAAGCTCAAATGTTAGCTGTTGCATATAAAAAAGCAGGTGGTGGGTATAGAAAATAAAAAACTTTTTAACATTGATTGGGGAGAATATTTTATAAGTATAGTTAGCGTGTGTCCTTGGAGTCTGGCATATTGGACTAAACAAAAGGTTGATGTTACAAGATGGCGTGGAGAGTCTAATGTTCAAGAGCTTGGGGATTATGTTGCTAGAATGTGGATACATCCAAATGCAAGTGCACGTAGACTATCAGACATACACCATAGATTAAATAATACCAGAA